AAGCCATTAACCGTTTCTTTTTTTTAAGTTTGGTGTACTTCAACATTCTTTCTTCAAATTTCTCCTCTCTTGTTTCGTCTGAATCTTTCATTTTTTCACTCATAAGTGCTTCTTGGTATTTGTTTAGTTGACTCTTCAACTGTCATCTGCTGCCTGCCCGGCGCAAATAGGGCCAGGTTTTTCTTTAACCCCCTGTTCTCTGCTTCCAGGGTTTGTAGCCGTTTATGGGTCGCTTTTAGGTCCAGAAACATGTTCGCCTTTGGGTAGCCCCGTGGCGCGCCGTCATTATCTATATGTGAAATGATTCGTGCCGTTTGTTTGTTAGTCATAATTCAGTGCCTCAGCTATTTTTTCAGCTTCTTTCTTGGTTAAGTAGCTACCCTGTATGTTATTAATCTTTCTTTTATTTTTTGCTACACACCAATTGCCAGCAGTTGTCCATGTTGCTTCCCACTCTTCTTCATTTGGTGAATCTGCATCATAAATAAATTTACCAGAAGTGGCATAAATATTTTCTTCTTCGATTGGCTCCCCCCAGTGGCCTTGATAATAGACATGACCGCTTAAGTTTGTCAATTCGTCTTGATCAGGTGAATACTTAAAAGAATCCTTAAGCCCCAAATTAAACATTTCGCAGCCATTCTTTGCACTTATCCACTTCTTACATGGGAAGCCTCGTTCCTTTGCCTCTTTTATTAATACCTCTTCCACTTCGTTATCATTTGAAAGTGCGCAAGTACCATATAAATAATTCAGATCTATCTCAAATATACCACTGGGTTCACATTGCTCAAGATATTCATACCAAACTCTATCTTTTTTTCTTTCAGCAATGCGTATTAGGAGTGTCTCAATCTTCCAGTATTGACCCACCTCAAGCTCAGGGTCTAATGCTGCTACTTTATCCCAGTCTTGAGGAAGCGTATAGTCCCACTCTTGTGTACTTAGACGCTGCACTAAAAGAGAAAATTTATTATCACTATCTATCACAAAGCCAGTTAACACTGAATTGGAACGTACTGAAATTAAATCGCTACTCTCAATAAAGTTAAATTTTTGTTCAAATCCCTTCTCCTTTAGCATGTTGGCGGTGGCCCTTAAAAGGTGTTTATCGGTGCATTTTATTGTCTTTTTCATAATAGTATTAGGTTTTGTTGCATTTTTATTTTAATATCTTTTTTTATTGTTATTCTTGATTAAAAATTATTTTTTTACTTTCATAATTATTCCCACTTAATTTTAGTTTTACCATTTCCGGGGAAACTAATTTTATAATCGAAGTTTTTTAAACACCTGTTGTCTTATTCCAAAGATTAATTTGTAGTCTACTTGAAAAATGAAATCCATATTCACCACAAAGGTCTGCTACCAATGGGCTTACCTTTTCAAATTGTTCTCTTGTTGTACAACCAGGCATCAACCAAATTTTATCCTTAGGAATGTCAAAAACATTAATAAAGGTCCCAAATATTTCAGCAATATCTTTTTCATGAGTCACAACAAATTTAAAAATAGCCCGGTCTTGGTAGGAAAGCCCTACCAATTTGTTTAATGGGTCAATTTTTACTCTGCGATTTTTGCTCATTCCTGAATTTGACAGCTTAGGGGAAACGTTAAACTGATCCACGTATTTAATTGTCTCGGGTTCAGGCAAAATAGTACTATTTGTTTCAACCTCTACTCTAATATTCTCTGATAATCTGTTCTGCAAGTACCCAATTAGCTCTGGAAATTCAGATTGTTGAAGCGTAGGTTCACCTCCCGTCAAAACAAGTTGACTACCATTCAAAAACTTTTCTGTGTAGGTCGTAAATAAGTGTTCTCCAAGTTCTCTGGTTGTAGATTGATCTCCATCCATCCAGGTTGCAATGGTATCACACGTCCAGGTGGCATCCTCACCCTGGGAAGCCTCAATCTCTTTTTGGGTCCTATTTTTAAAATCCTCAGCTTGCGGATTACCACATAATAGATTACAAGTTTGGAAACGACAAAATACGGATGGTTTGCCCATTGTATTGCCCTCCCCTTGTAAGCTGTGAAATATTTCCGATACGTTAACTATATTTTTTTTAGTCATATTCTTAAATATTTTATTAAAGTTTGAAATCGACGTCCAGTTTTTACTGATTCCATGATACACCCACCTCCGTGATCAGAGCTAATAAGCCGATAATCACGTCCAGGATTGCTTATCCAAGTTACAAAATATAATGTGCCTACCTCAATATTATTAGGGACCTTTTTATCTTTTGTTAGTTGATGTGTAGGCATATATTAATCCCCCATGAATAAAGCGGAGTTATTTTTATCCTCTCTGACATGTATGTACACTAAGGAGAGTCCTCGTTGACGGACTGTGGCTTGTGATTGTAGCATTGTATCAGTTTTTTTATATATCATTTTAGCCAGCCCCTCAGCCGACCCACTTTTCACAAGGACTAAATTAAGTAGGCTTTCACTTTGGAGCATTTTAAAAATTTCAACCTTAGGGTCATCTTCATTTATGAGACAAGTATGATCAAATTTTTGTTCAAACCACTTTCTTAATGCCTTAAATTTTCCAAAATCATATACGAACCCGTTCTTATCTAATGTTTTAGCCTCTACACAAACTTCAAAATCCCAATTATGACCATGTACTTTCCTACAATGGCCAGAATGATTGTGTTGACGATGGGCAAATGGGTAGTTCTTGAATTTTTTTACTATTTTATACATAATTACTCCTCATACGTGTCTTTTGTTTTGATTATAATTTTCTCGTCCTCTTTTTTTACTCCAACAACCGCTAATCCAGACGCCACACCGTATTGGGCCGCCCAAACCATAGTATCCTCGTGCATAGTGTATTTTCCACCTTTATAACCAGAAAATATTTGTCCGTTTGTGCTGGAAAGGGCATCTATGAAATCCCCCACTTTTTGCTCTTCTTCATCATTAGGTTCAAATGCAAGTTGTTCATAAAAACCTCGGTAAGAATGTGGGTGGATTGGAGAGCCGCCTACATCAAATTCAATATACTTATCGTTATCATATTTCTCCAATTCTTTTTTCAAAAGATCAAGGTTGTATTGTCCTCGGGCCTCGGCTTCTTTTTGCAATTCGTCATTTACCATATTGTCTAAAAAATTGTTATTCATAGTATGTTATTTTTGGTTCACATTATTATACAAAATACATCTATTTTTCATTTAAAGTAATTACCAATAGGAAGTCAAAACTGGTTGCCCTCGTTTGAGATTTTGTAGTATGCTCACTTGACCTTTGGTTCCACCTTCCCGTATCACTAATTTATTCAATCTCATTATTCCTATATCCTTCTCTCGATCTCCTGGCTCCTGATTAAGTCCAAACATCGCGGTAACGTGTGCAAACTTTCTTTTATCCTCGCTGAAGTTACTTAAATTTAATGTCGCCTGGTCGTATGATGCCGCATCTGACTGGGTAGCTGTGACAAATAAACAATGATACTCTTCACTTAGGCTCCGCATTCCTTTCCAAATTTCATTTTGTTCGTGTCGGTATTGTTGAGCTTCTCCTGTAAGAAGGTCCGCATAATCAAGACAAATAACATCAGGAACAAATCCTTTTCTGTACCATCGGTCTAAGTGGTTTTTAATCTTAGCCATTGATAGTGTATTATTTGGATGGGTGGAGAGCATGAACTGCCGATTATTTTGTATAAAGTATTCCTTAAATATTTTTTCAGCTTCTGTGGCACCAAGCGGACTTCCTGGGTCAATCTTTTTAAACCACGGGGCACCATACTTATTTTCAGCTTGGTGATATTCCTTACAGTTATGACAGGGGAGGTACCCCTCATTTTGTCCGTGTAATTTTGTGAGCTGTGGGAATGTTAGTTCCTCCCGGGCCTCCTTCTCAGACATTGGGGCGTCCCCGGAAAGTCCAAATGTATCCTCACGAACTTCTTTTTGACAAGTATCTACTTGATTTTTTTTACAGTCCTTAACTGGTTGATATTGGGTCTTAGTGTACCTCTCTTTATCACTACGGCGGGCAAGGTGGATACCAAGCCTACGGAGTTGTTGACCCTCGCTCATATCTCCTGCTTGGAAAAAAGCTACATTAAGTCTTTGGGAAACAGCCCTTCGTGCCAAATCCAACATAATCCATGATTTACCAGTTTTTTCAGGCGCAAGGAATGCCACAAGAGCGTCTCGGGTTAATTGTTCATTCATAAACTCTCCCACTGCCCCTGGGTACTCCACAATGGGTTTTGCGGTGTCACTAAATGCTTTATGCACTCTATCCAAGGTGTGTTCCTCGGATAAATCTAAATCAGCATCCATATTTTTTTCTAAAGGCGCGTACTGATTTGCTAAATCTTCAGCTTCCTCAATCTCACCATCTTGCATTAGCCCAGATATACGGTCCTGGTGGAGGGAAAGGTTCCGTTCTGAAAAGTATTTTTGCGTTCGATCAAGCAAGTACGCGACATTGAATGTATCTGATCGTTCATATTCTTCACTTAAGCCTGGTAATATGTCCTCCTCAAGCTCCTCAGCCAGATCTCTATGTATATCACCTTTGCGGAGTTTTTCAAAATAAATTGATTCAATTTCCTCCCCGGGGGCTTCTTGGTACGTTTTATAGTACTCCAAACACCATGAAGATACTTTACGGGCCACTGGGGATTTTATGAGCCTCGGATTCCAAATTTCATATACTTCTTCAAGATATTCTTCACTTACAATTAGGCCTATCAAAATATGTCGTTCTATAAAAGTCTCATCATTACCCATATAATTTAAAAATATATAATTAGCGTTAAAATTAGCTGCTAAAGCGTGGCAATACTGTTAGATACATACACACACTTGTTTTACGTTGCCACGGGTTTAAAGTATGACTGTCTGCGTGACACCACAAATCACACTGGTTAGTTACCCACGATCCCAAGCTTTTTTATGTGATATTGTAGAAACGCGGTTGATACGAGATGTAATGCGAACATCGCCGTATAGTTTAGAAAGCCCGCTTAAATCTAAGTTAGATGTAATTATTGTGGGTATCATGTCATTGTACCTCTTGTCAATGAGGAGGTATAATTTTTGCAGTAACCACGTACTTGGTTTCTCACCAGCCCCTAAGTCATCTAAAATTAAGAGCCAAGCAGTTTCTTGCTCCCTCATGATCTCGGACTCTCTGGGACCTTCATCAGTGCCGTAGGACGTTTTTAAGCGGTCAAAGAGTTGGGGAACGGATGTAAACAAAATATTCTTATCACTAAATTCCAACCACAAATGATGCCTAACATCCATTGCTATGTTAGCTGCCGAGACTGTTTTGCCCACACCAGCTTCACCATGGATGAATGCCCCTTCCCCATCCCATAGGTCCGGAGCGGGGGCTTTAGTGGGTGCAGGGATAGTTTTGAGGACTTTTTCTAAACGTTGGGGGAATAATTTACTCCACTCAATTTGCCCGTTCCTATCCCATCGCTCTGTTGGGCGTCCTTTAGTGAGCTTTTCTCCATGTTCAACGCTGGGAGGTTTATTGTATGGAATGTGGTATTTGTTATCGTGCCTGTCTTTATTGCGAAAATTGTTCATAGTAAAGTATTTTGTGATTTAAATTAAAATTAAAAAGTTGTCTCGTCTTCCTTGAAATCGTAATCCTCTTCATAGTAACTTCCTGGAACCCTTTTGACTTGGGGGGAGTCTTGGTCATCAAAAGATTTTAATTCCTCAGGATCATCTAACCAGCGTTTTTGATTTAGCCATGTACTGGCATGAGGTATATATTTTTTAGTTTGCCATTGGTCTGATTTCTGTTGTTCTCGTATAGCTTTTGATATTTGTTTTGTGTGGGGTCTTTTCTTGGGTTTTTTATCGCAGATTTTATTCCAAGCTTTAAGAGCCTTTCCTTTACTACCTCTATTGGGATATAACTTCCAAAAAGTATCAAAATGTTTAGGTACAATGGGGGATCCCAATAAAGATTTTTGTGGTTTTTCATTGTCATTCGACGAAGAATCATCTGTGTTTATATATGTGTTTCTATCTGTATCTATAGTAGAATCGTTAGGTCCGTTGGTTCCAATTGAGGATTCTCGCATCTCGAGATTAGTGTTCTCTAATATGCTTTTTAGATCTGTGAGGGCGTACCATGTTGTCTGATTATGTGAATTTTTATTAAAGTTTCCTTTGACTAAAACATCCTGTTCAACCAAGGAATTTATACGTGTTCTTACTTGATTCTTACTCCAAAAAGGAAACAATTTAGCTAATGCTTTATAGCTATTATAGGTCCATGTTTTTCCTTCATGTTTATGTTTATTATTTGCTTTATTTTTAAGTATCCAGAATAAAAAATTCTGCATTAAAATTGCTTCACCAACACCGTATTCTTCTGCATGCTTGATATCAAACGTGTAATTCATAATAAATTAGTTTTTATTTTTTGTTATATAGTCGAGGGCTTCTTGCCCACTTAATCTTTTTTTATTGGGATGTTTATCAAAGGTACCATGATTAAACTGAACGTATGCCATATTATTTTCTCCATGCCCACAGCAAGCATTCATCACATTTTTAAGCTTTCCAATACATCCATCAAACCCTTCCTTGTGTCTGTACTTTTTGCAATGTGTACAAAATTCTTTTCCGTATCCATCAAGGTAATTTGTCATATTATGTATAGTTTTTGTCTTGTAGCATATCAGTAATGTTCATAGCCTACTGGACCACGTTGCCACAATCATTATACTTTATTTCCCACTCCAATTTTCCGTTAGATCTAAATTTCTTATTCACCCCAACTCTAATCCAAAGTGTACCGTCAGGTGCTTGTCGGTGGTTAGGATATCGGGCTATCCACATTGGAGAAATTACTGCTCTGGTTTCAATATATTTTATTTTTCCGTTTTGCCTCTTCTCTACAATTTCTTTTTTCTTAATATCATAATTTTGTGTTTAATTCAAATTTCCAAATTACTTTTTTCATGACATTCGTTTTTTTTAATTTTAAAGTTAGAAGTGCAGACAATAAAAAAACCTGTACAGAAAGACGACCAAAGTGAGAGAATGTGGAAATTCCTAAGCAGGAAGGTTACACAATGGCCGCCTTTCTCTACAGGCTTGTATCTGCTTAATTAGGCTTTCCACGGCCGGTCAATAAATAAAAAGAACAATACAAATAATCCTTTACGACTCTATCAAAATCGTAAAGGAATCGGGTATGGGTTCAAATAATGCCTACCAGAGCAATCAGCTCCGGCAAGCCATCTACCAAGATGTGGGCATTAATTATGGGGGTAATGAATGCCCTGCTTTAATATACAAAAAATAACGCAAAGTCAATAAATTTTTTGTACTAAATTTTTAGCTTGTTTACTTGTCAACCCCCCAGGATCACCAGAAATAATCTCAACCTTAGATTGTACACCGCGAATTGATAATGCTGATTGTAATTTGTTCGCTTGTTTAACGGCTTGTGGGTCATCGTCAAATAATATGGTAACGTGTTTAAAATTAGTAGCCATGGCACGTACTTGGTTTTGTGTGTATTTAATTCCAAATGTTGCGAAGGAGGACGTGCCTAAACGCCATACATCTGTTATGCCCTCGACACAAATACCTCTTTCTCCCCACAGGGACTGTTTTCCGTACAAAATATCCTTGTGTGGAGTCAATTCCCTCTTCTCTGGACATCCCATATATTTGGCATCGTGCATACTTGTAATATCTCGGGTTTGGAAGGATACTCTTCCCCCCTCCCAGTAAATAGGGGCAAGAATTCTATGGGAGTAGTCAATACCATCAAGCCTACTTATAGGGCCTGTGGCTTTTAATTTCCATTTTCTTTCAAGTTTGTTAGGATTAAACCCTCGGGAAGCTAAATATTTTTTATGCCTCACCTCCATACCCCCTACATCACTTGGTAGTTTATGGGCTTTAAGTCTGGGGGCTTGCTTTACTTGGTTTTCAACTGCCCTAGACTTTCCTCCATATTCTTTAATCACGCTTTGAGCTTTAGACTTGCTGATTCCCACAAGTCCTGCGATGGCTTTGTCTGGGGGTTTCCAACCACAGCGCCAGCATGTAAAAACTTCTCCGTTCAGGGAAGCCCCTAAATGTAGGCCCGCGTTACCAGTACAAAATGGGCACACGGTATTCACCCATCCATCACGGCAATGCTTATGTCCACTGGTTTGATGGGGTATATTATAGTCTCTGTAAAGTTCAAGAATTTTCATAGTCCAGAGGCTCTGTTTTATATGTTCCAATGGGAAGAATTAATGGGGTATTAATACCGTTATAAAATCGAGCCACTACGGCATTGGTAATGCCATAATGACCCTTCCATATTTTTAATCTTCTGTAAAATTCATCCCTGTTATCAGTCGTTACTATCTTTGTCTTTTTCATACTTGTTATCCAAATTATATATTCTGCAGTTTATTTGTCTGAGTTCTGGGTATTTTTCATGGATGCGTTTGCGGTATTTTAGTCTGTTGTCTATTACCGTCCTGGATGGTCTTTTCATAAATAGTTGTTTTTAAGATTTATCATTTAAAATATACTGTTCATATGATTAATAGCCATTTGAATTCTCTGATGACCCCATCCTCTTTCTCTGAGAATATTCTTAGTTCTCTGTTTGGGTGTGAGTCCAGAGGGTTTATAGTCAGTCGTTTCTGAAAAAAATAAATCTGTATTGCGGAGTATCAGAGAGGCTATTTTTTGACAATCTTCAGGCCATGTTTGTATAGTCAGTAAATACTTTTCTATTTGTTTGTCAGTTAATCCCAGTTCTAATAATCTTTTACTTTGACTTACTTCAAATTGTCCAGGGGACTGCCCCCTCGAATCATGAAGTTCAAGTCTTTCTGCACGTCCAGAAAATTTTGTTTCCTTTTTACAAAAATTAATGAGGTGGTTTTTCATACACGTCCAGGCATACGTACTAAGTTTGGCATTTTGGTCCTCGTTAAAGTTATTGACAGCGCGGCAGTAGGCCAGGGAGGCTTCTCCAAATAAGTCTCCATATTCAATATCTGTTTTATCAGCAAATTTATGGGCCATATGCTGAATTAATCTTAGATTTTTCATATATAAATTAATGTAGGGTTAAGGCGCTAATTTTATCTGTCATTTCAGACCTGTATTTTTTATCACTAATCATGTGAACTATTCTTAGTGCTGTTTTTTTAGTTTTGTCAAATCTTTTTTTCTTTATGCCGTTATGCTTATGTAATTGTCCAAGGAGCTCATCCCAGGCATTGACAGCTTGGCAGGAATCATGATGTTTTTTAATGTCATCAGTATTAACTGACCTTTCCATAGCTTCTTCCTTTTCTCTCTTAGCGATTTTGTGTGCTTTTGGGTAATCCATAATATTATTTTTTTGCCATTGCAGGTAATCGTTTTCCGTTTTTCCAACCAGATATCCAACCTTGGATTGTAGTTTTTCTAACTTGCCTCCCAATAGCATCCCAAAGCTTCCCAGGATCATGCTCACCAGCCTCCCAAGCCTTGTAAACCTTACCTTTATTTGAGAGTGAGGCGTGCTTTTCTTTATTTATTTTACTTTCTTTGTCCGTTCCATTTAGGGCTACCTTACATTCTTTTTTTCCAACAGCTTTCACGAATTTATTTTTTTGCTGGAAATGCTTTTTGCCGTTTAATATTTTGAGGACTCTGTGCGTTTGAGGGAGCGTTCTCCAATTAAGTGTTTCATTTTCTATCTGATCCATCTTTTTAGTCGGAATATTTAACACTAAAATATGATCTAAATCAAAGTAATGGCCACCACATTTCCCACAGGTATATAATTCATCTTTTAAATTTCTTCGGTACCTGCCGTATTTGTGTCCGCAATTAGCGCACCAATGAAAATAATCGTAATCGACGCCTACTACTTCATCGGGATCATAACATCGGTCAGGATCAGCGCCAACTTTTCGAGCCCAAGCTTTCCAATGTTGACTGTGGTCACTGTCTCCTCGTTCCTCCCAGTCTAAAGCGTGGGCAATTTCATGTAAAATGACATCCTTTACTTGTTCAACATCATTTCTAACTGCGAGGGGTTTGGATATACCAATTATGCCCTTGTCGCATTTACATACGCCGAATCGTTTTTTTGCATTGTTTAATTCAAAGGACCATTCGAAGTCTAAGTCCCATTTTCTTATTAATTTGTTTCCGAGTTTTTGTACCTTGGTAGGTTTCATTTGGTAGGTTTAGTTATTGTTTCAACTACTATAATATAAGATAATTAGTTTAAAATTACAAGTTTAATTTAAAAAATTTGTGGTTTTTTAAGGACTATATTGAGGCTGTACTAAGGCAACATTTAGGGCATAGCTACGTATACCCGTACGTATTTCCTCTTGGCTATGCCCAGGCTCAATCCCGTATGCCCCATGAATACGTACTGTAGGGGGGTTAGATTAATAGTCGTTAAGCCAGAATTTCTTGGAATCCCTTGTCAGAGCTGTAAACTCGAATGACACAATTTTGGAATGTAGCTTGTTCTTCCTCTAAATATGTTTTTAGCATGCTAACAGCATTAGAATCAAATCCACCTATGTGCCAGCGTATGTTTTTGTCCTCAGGCGGTCCTTCCTCTTTGTAGTCATAAATCGTGACTATTTCGATCTCATGGTTCACTTCTATTTTAATGACCCAATCCGCTTTTATTTTACCGTCGATACATCGGGTGGGTTTACCAAACATCTCAACGAGCGTGTTAAAGTGAATGTCAATGTATCCTCGGACGCCAGTTCCTTCTGCGAGTGTGTCTCTTGTGGCAGTTGCTTTCATAATAATTACCTCGGTAGTTTTAGTTATTGTTTCAACTTTTTTAAAAGAAAGTGCTTTTTTAAAACCATATTAAGCCCGTATATCACTTATATTGGGCAATGAGGGTAGAAAACAATGAATCAGCACTTGTTTCCTCTCCATCCAATACGCTGTCAAGTACTTTGCGTTTTTGATCAAGCATGGATGCTATCTTTTCCTCAATAGTTCCTTCCGCGAGGAGGTAATAAATATTTACGGCATTATTTTGTCCAATCCTGTGGACTCTGTCTTCAGCCTGGCTAAGCTCTCCTGGTGTCCATGGATATTCTAAAAATGCTACTGCTGAGGCGGCTGTTAATGTAACCCCAACGCCAGCAGCTTGTATATTCCCCACAAATAATTTGGTTGATGTATCATTTTGGAATTTTTGTACTGCATCCTCCCGCGCCTGAATTGGGACGGAACCGTCAATTTTGACTGCAATGTCTTTAAACTCCTTCATAAGCCGGCTTACTACAAATTTATGGGTGCAAAATAGAACAAGTTTATCCGCTTGATTCAAATAGTCCTTTATCCATTTGATGCTTTGGGTCATTTTACCATGTACGGCGACTTGTTTTAGTATTTCTATTTTAGCAAGGGCACCGCCTGCCTCAGCTTTTTGAGCTTTCTCTTCTTTTAGGGCATCAATTTTGTCCTGATTTATATCAATTTTGTCAAATAAGGACGGATCTAATTTTTGTTTGATCTCATTTTTTATGTCCTCTTCCGTCTTTTTCCTAATGTGGGATAAGAAGTCTTTCTCCGCATCATTGTATTCAGTTAAGTTATCAATTTCTATGGGGACGTGACTTCTCATCTTATCTGGTAGATCCTTTAGTACATCCTTTTTCTTACGGCGGATCATAATTGTACTTGCCAGTTTTTGGTGGAGTTCATCAGTGTTTGAAGCGCCACTAAAGTCCCATCCAAATCCATTGTGTTTTGCCCCGCAGTATCTTTGGAGGTAGGTCCATT